AGGACGACCCCGCCGACGACGCCGGACCCCCGAACGGAGGGAACGACGCCGCAGACGCGAACGTTCGCGGGGCTATGGCGACGGACCAGGAAAGCGTTGATGGCACGAGTTTCGTGGACGATCAAGGCATGGTCTGGGGCGTTGACGTAAATGACGTTGACGACAAGAAAGTGAGGGGGCGCATCATTGGGCCATGTCCACATGGGCCCCCCGTCATCTATGCAAACACCCCCGCGTGTTTGGAACATGGAATCACGAAACGCATGGTCGAAAAGAAATTGCCTTTTGTGCCCACTGAGGAGGACAAAGCAAGGATTGGAAGCCTTGTTAGCGCTCTCATCAAAGGCGCAAAGAAGGGAAAGGGCCACACACCAGCATTGTTCTCCAACAAGAACATAGATGCCTGGAGTGCGGAGCATCCAGAACTCTTCGACTGCAAGTCCTCGAAATGGACTGAGAAGCGTTTCGAGTCTTCTGTCGGCAACTTGTTGATTGACATTGAGCCTGGGTATAGGTTCACTGGAGCAATCAAGGCCGAACCGATGGTCGCCGGGAAAGCACCTCGAGTGCTTATAGCCGACGGCGACTCCGGACAACTCATGGCTTTATTGACCGTGAAGTGTATAGAAGACATCGTGTTCGAACACTTCGAAGGGAAATCGATCAAACACCGCAGCAAGGAAGCTGCGATGCAAGATGTGGTCGATGCTTTGCGCAGACCGAACAAGAAAAAGACCGCCATTGTGGAAGGCGATGGGACTGCGTGGGACGCGCGTTGCAGTGCCGCTGTTCGCGGGATAACTGAAAATCCTATCGTTGAACACGTCACCGCACGTCTGATGGAGACTTGTATCGTCCCAGCCTGCTGGCTGGCCGAGCACAATCGTGTTGGCAAGGCCAAGACGCTCAAGTTGTTCATGAAGACAAAGCGCACCGTGTACCGTCCCAAGATTGACGCCATCCGACGGTCAGGCCACAGAGGCACAAGCATATTGAATTGGCTCGTGAATTTCATTCTGTGGCATTCTTCGGTTTTCAAGGACCCTGCCTGTTTTGCCAACCCGAAGTGCCTGAATGGACAGGACATCGAGGGTAAACAACGCTGGTTTCACGCCTTCTTCGAAGGCGATGACTCCATTGTCGGCACAGATGAGTTGCCGGCAACGCTGATCGCCAAGATAAAGGCATTTTGGACCCGCTGTGGGTTCGAAATGAAGCTCATCTTTGGCAAGAACACTGCCG